CATCCCCCGCTCAGGGGTGCCATTGTTAATAGACATTTCCGGTATGGCCGTTTCGAAATCGTATGGGTCCAAATGGCTCAGGTCTTGTGTGATGTTGACGATCTCCAGCGCAGCTTCAACACTGCGAAGGAAGCCGCTGTTCTCTTCAGCACGCGCGAGACGCGACATGGGCGAAGTGTAGATGACTTCATATTCACCCTGCGCCTCTATCAGTTCGGGAGGCATCGGCAGAAAAAGGTCCATGTCCAAGCCCAGCGAAAGTTCGCGCTCGATCATGGGTCCAAGATAGTCAGACTGCTGCTTACCAATCGTAGGCGCCAAGAGGATGCCCTTCTGGTTCGCCATCTCGATGACTTGCGTCGCCGTCATCACCTTCGGATCGTTGAGCAGGACTTGGAACAGGTTCACGAGGAACGCATCGTTGATCACGGCGCGCTCGTCATCCATCATGTCTTTTCCAACCATGACGTTGCCGACCGGGAGAGGCTGCACCAGAGCGCGCCCATCCTTGTTGACGCCGCCAGGGTTCAGGGCACCCGGCTTCATCGAGAAGCCTGTGATACCATCATCGTGCGAGAGCAACACCGGGGACACCGTGCGGTGGCCCTGCGTCAACACAATCTTTTTTTCCACCTGAAGGGTCTTGATCGCCGGCAGCACCAGCATAGCGGGACCGCGCGCGTAGACTTCGCCGGGTGCCTCCATGTACCGAGAGGTCGGCATCGGGAATGTATTGTAGCCGCCCTCGCTGACGAGCTTCTTACCTTCGACGGCCACATAGAAGCTGGCGAACTTTTTGCCCTTCGCGTCAAGCCGGCGCGGATCATAGTCGAAGCCGCGCGGCCGGATCATGTGATAGAACCAGAACATCGTCTGGTCGCTGCCGGGGATATTCTTCTTGATGATCGCCTCGGGCAACTTCGCGGGGCCGAACTGATCGACCGCTTGCTTCGCCGTCATGCGGAAGTAGCGCAACGCTGTGTCGATGATGCCCTGGTGGTTTTCCTTGAAGTAGATTTCACCCATCGGGATCGCTTTGTAGCGGAAGCCCTTGGTTCCCGAGAGCCGGTCGATGAACATCGGCCCATTGCCGAAGGCACCGAGCGACTGAAACACGTTCTGGTTCTGTGAGGAGAAGTTCGCGGTCGGAGCATAGCGCAGCTTGAACAGCCGGCGCGTGGTGTCTTCAAACCAAAGGCGCACCGCCCTGATCTTCTGGAGATCGGGGTTCGACGCTTCGAGTGTGTGCCACTGCGCATTGCGCGGCGTTAGCAAGCTATCAAGGATCGCAGCGAAGCGAGTGAGCGCAAGCGCAGCCGTGCTGTCGATCTGCTCTTGCGTGTTCTTTTGGCCCATCACATTGTAGCTGCCGGGGAAGAAAGTATTCTTGTACGTCGGGATCACGAAGCGAGCCACTTCCTCGCAATGGTTCGAGTACGTGCTGCGCTCGGTGATCATCTGTTCACCGTCGCGGCAAATCTCATAGCCGATCATCTCGTCGTAGGTCTGCACCATGTTACGGAGCTTTCTTTTTCTTCGCCATGTTCAGGAGATACGAGAATGGCGACGCGGTGCCGGTCACATTCTTCTCCAAGTCGCCGGGCTTCGCTTTCGCAGCGGCCTCGGCGCTTTGCTTCTTGGCGCGGTCGTCCAATTTCTTTTTGTCGGAGGCCGAGAGTTTGCCCTTCATTAGGGCACTGATTGCATCAAGCATTGCCATTAGAGTAACCCTCCCGAAAGCGGTTGACGGCCTTGCAACGTAAGCGCAGCCATGCTGCCATTGCGGCGCTTCTTCATGGGATCGACAGGAGGCGCCAGCGTAGTGGCCGCGGTCATGAGTTCCGGCAAAGGCTGCTGCTCGACCGGCACAGGCTTCGACGGATCGGCACCGGACGCTGCTAGCGCGTCGGCGCGTTTCTTGGCAACTTTGCCTTTCACCAGTTCAAGCATGTTGCTGAGAAATCCCGCAGCCATATTATTCACCCTAGCACATCGAAGTCTACGTCCGAAGCCATTTGCACCCGAGGCGTCTTCACCCGAGGATCGTACTCGGGCAGAAGCCGGGCAAAGCGTCGCATCATCATACCCACACGGCTGGCCGAAAGCAAGTCATCGTCTACCTTGACGATTTTGCCATCCTCGCGGTGGTAGCTCCGGTACTCCTCAAACCACTGAGACAGATGGGAGAACACCTTCCAGCGCCCCTGCACCATGCGCTCGTCCATCTCTGAAACTCCGGCCTCCGTCGAGAGGCCGCCATCCTTGAAAGTGGCGTGTTCGTCCAGCATCATGAGCCCGTGCTTCTTGTAGGCGGCCGCCAGAGTTTCGCCCGAACTCTCGTGCGCTGTACCGTCCTGGGGCCATGCTACGGGTATACGGCCTAACACGAGCATGGGCTGAACGTGCTCCAGTGGGCGGAACGTAACGCCGAACTCTGGCTTCATCCGCACACACGCTACGACATGAATTATGTCCGCGTCCACATCGATGCCCAATAACGTGGCCGCGAACGGATGCGACTTGTCGGAGACGCCGCCAAAGTCTATTCCCCAAATGTAGCGCCAGTGCCGCGGCAGCGGAGCAATCCCCTGACAGGTTATGCTTTCCTCCGTACACAGAAAGATGCGGCCTTCGCCCATGATAGGGACGCCCTTGCTGCGGGCCTCGCGCTCGTGAGGCAACATGCGTGCGAGGGCCGCCGCCTTCTTGTCGGGCGTGAAGTGCGCGGCGTCGTCCATCGTCATCAGTGTCGTGTGTGTGCCGCCGTCTTTGTTCTCCATGTACCGCTTGACGACGTTCGAGACGCCCTTGAGCGGGGTGAATGTCAGGTACACCATGCCGCCTGTCGCGGATACGCGCGTAGTGCCTTCGCCGTAAATGTCCTCTTCAGGCTCCTCGTCAAACCAAACTCCGTCGAGAGTTTCGCCCTGCCACTTCTCGCGGCCCTGGTCATATGACTTGAAGCGCACGATGCTGATGCCATCCTTGACACCCTCGGGGCTGAAGTGCTGCACCTGAACCGTGTCGATCAGCGCATCGACGCCGCGCGCATTCGATATATCTAGGATGCAGCGTTTCGGAATTGCCCCGGTGCCGACCTTGGCGACGACGCCCGGTTCGCCTACCAGATATTTTTGCACGTTGTCGCGCGTCACCAGGCCGGTCTTCGAGGAGGCCCACCATTTTGTTGCGCGGTTCCAGCGTCGGCCCTTCCACCACACCGGATACAATCCGGTCAAGTGATAGGTAATCTCCATTGCGCCGCAGTAGGTCTTACCAACCTGATTGGCCGCGCGAAGCAACCGCTCCGTGAATTGTATTCCGGCACGATGAAACTCCTCTTGCTTCGGATATGGCTTGTATAGTTTCATTGCGTTGAACAGCTTCTTCTCTGTAAGCACGGAAAGATCGTGCTCCATCTGCCGCAACATTTTCTGTTGCCGCGGATCAAGCGTCGTCATCGTCATCCTCCTGTGTCGCGGCCGGCGTCATCATATCGGCGAACGGATCAATCTCAATCGGGGCGGATAACACGTTCTGCGTCACTTCAGTGAATTGGCCGTCAACGTAATCGACGCCGACCTTCGAGAGAAGTTTCACAGGATCAATATCAAGCTCTCGCGCGAATGCCGCGACACGCGCAATGATCTCGTTGTCGTTGCGGTTGTCTTCTACAATAACCTTGTGCTGCGTCTGCACGATGAGGCCGCCGCGGTTCAAGAGTTCTATAATTGCCTTTAGCTGATCCTTGTGCGTGTCCTTCTTCGCGATCTCGATCAGCTTGCTCGACGCCAGCAGTGCGCCCGACCGCAAACGCTTGTCTGCTTCCTCACGGATCGCGGCCAACACCTTCGGGTTGCGGGCGAGTTCGTAAGATCGTGTCTCGTAGCCGGTCCCATATCCTGCCATCATCGCGGCTCGGCTCTCGTTGTCGCCCCCTGTCTCCAGAAGCGCAACAACGAATTTCTGTTGCTTTTCAGTGAGTTCCAGCATTGCTGGCCCTAAAGTTGTGGCGTCCACGAAGATTGCGGGCAAATTCTCGGGGTTTCCCCTGCGCACTGCCATTTTCTGTCGCTCCACATGCTTGCCAGTATGGAATACACTGTAGGCTCTCTGAAGTCAATCCGCGCTTTCATGGTTAACAGCCCGCTTTGAGAGGCTGCGCGAAAAAGTCTGCTGGGCCGAACCTCCCGCCGGCGACCGCGACGGCGGCTCCACCCGCCACCCCACCCCCTTATGCTCGAAGTGAGTATTACTCGGTTGTACACAACGATCACTGTTGATAGATTATTTCAACACTAGATGTGGTGGAATATATTATTTCAACACAAGCTGCATGTGTTTACAGTGTCAACATTGAAATATACTGTAACATTTCGTGATTTGGCCCCAAATCGAGAGGAGGGGCGAGGGCAGCACGCAACATTATTACCTCACGCTTTCGTGATCGCTTTGCTCTTTACTTTCGTCCGTTCCTATGCTAAGCGTAGGACGCTTTTGGCGTTCCCCGTAGCCTAAGGGCGTAGGGGAGATCGCAAACGTCCATGCGCTAATAGCCATAGGCCAAAATAAGAGGGAGTTGGAGGACCGTGACACTGCGGGAACATCTTAGCCGGCTCGATTGTGGCGATATTCAGCCGCGAGTAGTGGAGCATGAAAATGGGTTGTATGTGGCGTGGTCCCCGATTTGGGAGGGCCCCGCCCGGCCAGACTATATGGCGCCCATGACAAGCGTATCACCTGGAGAAAGAACATGACAAGAAAACATTTTGAATTGCTCGCGCGAGCGCTCGCGTGGTCGCGTCCGCCAATGGATGATACGGCTGCTTGCGCTCAGTGGCAAGAAGACGTGAACGGCATGGCAGTAGTCGCCGCGGGAACAAATGCGCGTTTCAACAAACACAAGTTTATTGCCGCCTGTAAGAGCGGCCCGGCCCGGCGATAGGCATTCTTGCGGAGGGGATATTGGCAGTGCTAGTGTCCCCACCGCAGTAATGTTGCTGCTATCCTGGAGAAACAGACATGACATCGCACGTATCTTACAATCCCAAAGCCACTGGGCCGAAAACGCCGTTCACAGCCGAGCAAGAGAAACGCGGTCGCACAGTTCCCGCGCTTGCGTCGGCCTACACAAATGCAGATTATCCCAATGGACGGCCGATACACATTATCGCCCGCGAGATTGAGGAAGCATGGTACGACCATAGACGCGTAATGTCGGCAGTGAATTACGCAGCGCGGCCATATCTTGGCGCAATGAAAAGTCTTGATACTCTCGGCGGCAGATACGGCGAAGACAATGCAGCCTCTGTGGTCGCGTATTTCCTTTCAAATGCGACAAGCTGGAAAGGTGACGCAGCGAGGCGCATAAAAAAGGAATTGAACGCAATGTTGAATGCTCACCGGGGCCGTCGTTAGATTGTTGCGGAGGGGACATTAGCGGTGCTAGTGTCCCCACCGCAGCAATCCTGCTGCAAACTGGAGACAGAAAATGGCTGATACGAAAAAACTGCGATTGATCGCAGAACTTTGTAACGGCATTACGAATGAGGAAATGGGCTCATTCAAGGCCTGTGCGCTTGGCCGGGCGGTTCAAGCCGGCATTCTGGAAGACAAACTTGAGTTTCGGTATGATTTGGGCGGTTATGCAAGCGTCCTACCGCGCACTGCGGCGGAACAACTTGGCATAACCCCTCATGAAGCACTTGTTATCTTCGTCCGTCTTGCCGACATCGCAGGCAACGACGAAGCGTTATACGAAATTCCGGAAGGCTTCGAGCGTAGCAAAACGGTTGCCGCCGCATTGATTGCTCTTGCGGTCGAATATGAGGGCGCCGATGGCCAAGCGCAGTAGTTATCAAAGCCGCAAGCGTCGCGAGCGGAGATCGGGCGTATCGCCATATCAAAAACATGGCAAGCGCCCGGTCAAGTACAGCGAAGCGTATCATGTGTGGCGTCATTCAGTCACTCGGCACATTGCGCGCGTGAACGATAAACCGCACTCGAAAGGAGAACGGCCATGAAAATTCTTTTCAAAAATGGCACAACTCGGGAAATTGCCAATCTGCACGGCGCCAATCTGCACGGTGCCAATCTGCACGGCGCCGATCTGCACGGTGCCAATCTGCGCGGTGCCGATCTGCACGGTGCCAATCTGCGCGGTGCCGATCTGAGCGGCGCCGATCTGCACGGTGCCAATCTGCACGGTGCCGATCTGCGCGGTGCCAATCTGCACGGTGCCGATCTGCGCGGTGCCAATCTATTAGGTGCCGATCTGCGCGGTGCCGATCTATTAGGTGCCGATCTGCACGGTGCCAATCTGCGCGATGCCGATCTGCACGGTGCCAATCTGCGCGGTGCCAAAAATATCCTGAGAATTGGTCCAACAAATGACGGTTATGAACTTTTTGTTGTCTCCGGTTTTCCAAAAGCACCCTACGGCATAATGTTGAAGGCAGGCTGTAGATGGTGTACCTTAACAGACGCTAGAAAACTGGCAAACACGGCCGAGCGCAGATTGTTTCTCGCAACTGCTGTGGGTTGGGGAAAAATTCAAAAGAGGAGAAAGCAATGAAACCATCACAACGCAGGAGACTTCGCCGCATAGCCTCCACACACAGTGATGGCTTGGGAATGCTTATGCTGGCAATTTTCATAATAGTCAGTATCGGCATTGTGGTCATAGGAGGTACACAATGAACGCCACAACAATCGCGACACTGGCGGCTGCACTTTCACTTTACGCGCGGACTATCGAAAATGATGCACGCAAGGCCGGCGCCGGGACTGCATCGTTCCACACTCTGAACAATGAAGCGTCGAGGGCGCGTCACCTATTGGCGCTCATTCAACACGGGAGCAAACTACCATGAAATCAAACCCTTTCTCAATCGTCGGCCAAAGGATCGGCCGAGTTGATATCTTCATTGGCGGGAGCATCGCTATCAGCGCAATTCAGCGTTTCGCCGACCGTTTCTTGCCGGATGGTTACACAGTGACGCCCGGCTATGGTGTTTGGCGCAGCCAATTGGAGCAACAGATCACGGTGACAGTCTTTCTACCGTGGGACGCTCCGGCGCATCTTGCGCGGCCGAATACGGTGCCTGGAATTGATTTTGTGTTGATGCCGGCCGAGCGCGACGCAATCTACGAAACGGCACAAAACATTGCCGAGAATGCGGCAATGGAGTTTGGGCAGGAAAGCGTCCTATGGTCCGTTGTGGCCGTCGAGCGGGCTGAACTGACAACGCCCCAAGCCGGATATCGCCGGAACGGTTGAAGGCTTCAGCCGGTCTAGCAAGCCGGCTGATACAATCAACTGGAGAGCGTGCCATGCAGACCTTTATCTGCGCGACTGGTGCAGGGCGCATTTTGTGAGATGTGGGAAATCGAGGCGATAATCTGATGTATGCCGAGCATATTCCGCAGATCAATGCCGGGATGCGAGATTGCCCGGAGGTATTCGCGCGCGGCGTCATGTTCTCAATCTTGAGCATTAGACAGCCGATAACGCGCATCCCTAAAATGTTGCGCGACCTGGACAAGAACGGGGAAAACTCAACCGCGCTTAACCCAGCAATGAAGTTTGACGGTTGGCAGTACATGCAAGACCACGCGACCGCGACTTGGCGCGACGTTTGCGCGCTCGACACTCGCGACGCTCTTGTGCGCTTGCTCGCGGTGCCATCACTCGGCATTGTCAAAGCCGCATTCGTGCTTCAGTTTCTTGGCCATGATATCGCTTGTCTTGACACTCACAACCTGAACAAGCTCGGTTTATCGCTTCGGACGTTTGCAAACCATTGTCGGACCGGACGTTCACACACCGGGGGTTTCACGTCGCGACAGATTGACCTATACTTCAGCCTAGCGGCCACCCACGGTCGCGCTGAAAGCTTCTGGGACACATGGTGCAATGAGCGGGCGCCGGCTTATGGCATCACTGGCGACGAGATCAGCGCGCTACATTTGGAGATAATCAGATGAAACAATGGCGAAAAGACAAAATCCGACGCTTGCTTGCCATACTAGAACGCGACCGGGCGGCATCGGACGATCTTGTGCAGTTTAGGCCCATGTCGCCGCCGGGCGGCATTGAAGAAATCTGCTGGCTTGCGCCGGGCGGCATCGCGTGTTAAAGGAGGCCGCCATGAAATGGGCTGAAACCAAGCGTTTGAAGTGGAAGGATCGCAACGCCGCGGTCGAGGCCGCGCTGCGCGTTTTTCTAAACGCCCGGGCGGCATCGCTTCCGGCTCTAAGCACGCGAGAGCTTGCGCTTGCACTCGACCCGCAATCCGACAAAGAGCTTTCGAAGGTGCTGCTAAAGCTGGCACCTTGGATGGGCGTTCTTGCAACGCACGACGGCGCCGTGTTCTTCGCTCACGGCAGGAAAATGCAGCGATGGCAGTGGCGCGGACAACGCGTCGAACAACAGATGGAGAACAGCAATGTCAAATGAGAAATCGTATTCTAATTTTACCTACATCATCAAACAGACACCGGGAGAGCTGAACTGTCAGAACAACAAGGGCGTTTTTGAACTTCACTCGGGCAACGTTGACAAGTTCATGAACGTCGTTTTGGCCAAAGATGCTTCACAAGGTCACAGCGTCAGTTTGTGTTTGGTGCCGGCTGACGCGAAGGCAATTCGCGACGCGTTGATCGAAGCCTATCCGGTCGCATCAACAATGAACCACAAGAGACCGCGCTTCTCGTGCTGATAGCAGTATGCTTTCAAATGAGGGGTGCGGTCTCCCTTTTTCAGCACTTTCTCTATGATGCCGGCGTCCGTGTTGTGGTGTGTGGCGAGGTTCGAGGCCAGCACCGCAGTCTCAATCGCATTATCTTGGCCCCTAGCGCCTAGGCGCACGAGTGCCGCAGCCACGTTCTTCTTGCTGGTAGCGCTGTCGCCTGCCGTAGCTGCTATATAGGCGGCAGCGTCAACCGGGAAAAACGCTAGGCTGGGGCCAAACATGCGGCCCTCAAAATAGTAGGGCTCCTCGCGCTCGGGCGCATTGCGTTGCTCCTTGACGCGCAGCAGACAGAATAGGGTTTTCTCATGCCGGATCACTTCCAACACCGTGTCCGCGGCAGCGTCAAGCGCGCTGGACCCACGCGATCCTTTCGCTGCATCTTTGCCGGCATGGTGGACCACAATCACGGTGCAGTCCAAGTGCTCGCGGATATGATCGCACGCGGTCACAAAGAGCCCCACGTCGCGGGCGTTGTTTTCGTCGAGACCCCCGAGCGCGCGGGCGGCAGTGTCGATGACGACTGCCTTGGGGCGTATCCCGCGTGCCTTGATCTGCGCCACAAGCTCGGCCGCGTCGCCATCGAAGATCGCCTTTGGGACGCACGGCACAATCCAGAAGTCTTCGGCGTCCGGCACCTGACGCGCGAGCATCCACGATGGTGCATGAGAGTGCGCGATGTTCCATTGCCCTTCGCCGACTGTGTAGACCACGGCACCGCGCTTGGGCTTATACCCGAACGTCTCGGTCTCGGTCGCGATGCCGAGGCATATGTCGAGCGCGAGGAACGTCTTGAACGATTTCAGTTTGCCGTAAATCACACACAGCGAGTTAGCCTGCACGAGGCTGGGGATCAGCCACGACGGTTCCTTTGCCTCGCGCGCTTCTCTAAGTCTGAGAGGACGAAATCGAGAGGGTTTACTTCGATCACCGCCATCAGTCGGCCTACCGTCACTGCTTTCAGCAATTTCTGGTCCCCCTGCAATGAAGTGAGCAAATGCTTCGGAAGCGGGCGCAACGGCTTTGGCGCCGGGCTCCTCGTTGCGGCCGGCCGCTTTGCGCTCGTACGCGTTGTAGCATTTGCGTTCGAGGAACTCCGTGAACCTTTCGTCTTTCGGCTGTATGTCATAATGCTCCTCCATCCATGTCATCGCCATCTCGGGCGAAATCTTCTGATCTCGAAATTCAAGAAACGCTTGCAGTGTCGTAATATCGGCTTTGCCGCCCTCACGTATTGGCCCCCACGACTTGATCTCGCGGACGGCGCGCTCGAAGTTGTGCGGCAAATCCCAATCGGCGCCGCTCACGGTTTCGTGCGTGGTCTTCACGACCAGACGTTTAGCGACCCATGCCGGCAGATCGGCAATATCGTCCGCACACTGATAAGTGTAGGCGCCGCCCTCGGGGTTCTTCTTGTATTCACCGGGGCCAATAACAGACGGAGGGACGAGCACGTAGCCCCCGACGCCGCGCGTGTCGATGTTGGGCGCAATGGTGCCGGTGCTCGAACGAGTTTCGCCATTGAACCAATAATGCAATCCGCCCCTCGGCGTCTTGATCGTCAATGTCCGCGGGAGCGGACCTTCGATGGCCGAGATTGCATCTAGGGATGCAGTGCCGAGGGGCGGATCGGTGTCCACGACCGTGCTGCCACAGCGGCCGGGACTAACACCGACGTTGTATTGATCGTTCTCTGTCCACCACGCGTCGATTTGGGCAATATCGTTAGAGGCATCATTGACGCCGTTCTTGGTCGCGGGTTCCTTGCGTTTGGGAACGCATGGGAAGACCCAAAACCCAGCCTCGACCCATTGACGGGCGGCTATATGCAGCGGAGAAGGCACTTGGCAGCGGCCTCTTTTGTTGACATGGCAGTGTGGCCACGATAGGCTGTAGGCGGATCGAATGTCAAGGGGCACACAATGAAGCCGGAGTACGAAGATATCGTGAAGCGCCATCGCCCGGCCGGCTACACCCTTACGGAACGCGTGATGCCCACGCATTACGGGATCACAGTGTTTGCCCGTGGGATCACGACAGAACCTCTTGTCAGCCGGGAAGCGCTGTTCACGTTCCTGCACGAGTGCGGGCACGTCCATTGCCGGCATATATCGCACGATGGCCAAATACCAGACTGGCGCGAGGAATACGAGGCTGATCAGTACGCGATCAAAGCAATGCGCGCCGAGGGTTACGCGGTGCCGCGCCCCCGTCACAAGCACGGGCAAAAGATCGTTCGCGGGCTAATCGCCGAAGCAAATAAGAAGGGCGACTATGTTGACGACGACGAAGTTTTGCGCTATGCGTTCGGCCGAAACTGGAGACAGCATAAGTAGGAGCGGATGCAACTCGACTACGTGCCGAGCACCCGAGCGTTTGTTCTGCGTGTCGCTCGCGGCGAAGCTGATCCCAAAGTGCTGATGCACGAGTACGGGCTTGACTTCTCGTCGTCGGCTTCGACGCCGGCACACGCGATGCTGTTCACGCGCGAGCATTACGCCGCGTGTCCGTTTGTGGACGTGGCGACGCCGGGTGCTAAAGAGATGCTCCGTCCACTGACGGATCAGATTGAGTTGTCAGAAAGGAAGGAAAGCAATGCGATCATACGATGCCCTGCGGATAAAGAGCTTTGGGATTTTCAGCGTGTTGACGTTACATACGCACTCGGGCGGCGCAATACATTGGTTGGAGATCAGCCTGGGCTTGGGAAGACGCCTGTTGCTATCTGCTACGCTAACGAGATCAGAGCGAAGCGCGTCCTCGTCATTTGCCCCGCCAACATCCGGTATCAATGGGCCGAGCGCATCCGTGAGTGGTCAACCATGCGATGGCCATACGAAGTGTACCCCGTCATCACCGGAAAGCGTGGTGTTAGCCCGACGGCGCACTGGACGATTGTCTCGTACGACCTGTGCCGAGATGCTGCGGTCGGTGCCGCACTAGCGCGGGGAACGTACGACCTGATCATCATTGACGAGGCGCACTATGTCAAAAACATTGAGAGTGGCCGCACGCACGCGATCTTCGGCGACCACACCGGCTACATGCGCCGTCCGATCCGCGATGAAGAAGGGCTCATTCAAGGCTACGAGGTTTTATTTGAGGCGCTATCCAAGCGGTGCGGCTCAATCATGGCTCTCACGGGAACTCCGCTTCCTAACCGTCCGCGAGAGGCTTACACATTGGCGCGTGGTCTATGCTTTGAGAGCATTGACTGGATGTCCGAGCAATCGTTCAAAGACCGCTTCAATCCAAGTGCGGTGATCACGAAGGAAATACGCGACGCAGAGGGCCGCATAGTCCGCGAGGTGAAGCGCACAGTCGAGAAGGCAGGACGCCACGGCGAACTGCAAGCACGACTGCGCGCAAACTTCATGGTGCGCCACATGAAGCGCGATGTGCTCCCTCAACTCAAGATGCCGATCTACGATGTGATTAAGATCGAACCGGACGCCGCGATCCGGCAGGCACTTAACGCCGAAAGCATGTTGGACATTGACCCCGATAATTTTCGGCTATTCACGCAAGACTTCAACACAATGGGGCAGAACGCGGCGGCACGGCGCCTAATGGGGATCGCCAAGGCCCCGCTCGTAGCCGACTACATCAACATGCTGATCGACGGTGGCGAAGAGAAGCTCGTTGTGTTCGGCTGGCATATTGAGGTGATGAACATCCTCCAGCGCATGTTGGAGAAGCATAAGCCCATCCGCATCGATGGCAGTGTGAGTGCGCCCCGCAAGCGCGATTTGGTGAAGCTGTTCCAATCGGACCCAAAGCGGCAGATACTCCTCGGCAACATGCAGTCTGCCGGCACAGGTACAGACGGCCTCCAGTACGTGGCGTGGCACGCGATCTTTGCCGAGTGCTCATGGGTTCCGGGCGAAAACATTCAGGCCGTAGACCGCCTAGACCGCGGCGGGCAGACCCGCACAGTCCAAGCCGACTTCTTGGTGGCGCCCGGCTCCATAGATGATGCAATTCTTACTTCTTCTTTGCGCAAGCTCAGAGAGACCGATAAGGTCTTGGATCGAAAAGGATGGAGCTTATGAGCAAGAGAACTTTGTACAATAGAGAATTTCGGCGCAAGAACAATGCTGCTATTAGGGCGCGAGAGATTGAGTGGCGTAACAGCCGCCCGCTGTACTATGCAGTGAAGCGGGCAAAGATTGTGGCCAAAGAGTTCGGTCTTCTGTTTGATTTGGATGATCGTAAAATTGCCGCTCCAGAATTTTGCCCAGTTCTTGGCCTCAAACTTCGCTACGGCGTTGGGCACGGACCTGTCTGCGACAGCAGCCCTTCTCTTGACCGCATTCGCCCCGAGAGAGGCTATGTGTTGGCCAATGTTAGGATAATTTCGCATCGTGCAAATACGATAAAATCTAACGCTACGCCCGCCGAACTTAGGGCGGTGGCAGATGATTTGGAAACGGTACTTGACAAGAAAGGCTGGGCGCTTTAGGGTCGTTTCGCTATGACAATGTTCCTGAAGTTCAATCGAGCGGCCGCCTACCGAGAATATGTTCGCGATTGGCAGCGCCGGCTTGAGTTGGCGGAACGCGTGATTGAGCTTGACAGCGCAGACTGGACCCTGCATAAACCTAGACCACCTCGGAGGATTGAGAAATGACACAAATCACTGGCGGCAAAATCGTCTACTCGCAGCAGAAGGAGCCGGGCGTATTCGGGTCTCCGAAGGCCGAGGTGACGTTCGACTTCGGCGTTGCCGAGGGCGACAGCTACGAGGCCACCGCGAAGAAGGCGGCCAACGAAGCGAAGACATTCGTGCTCAAATTGATCGGCCTCGCGAAGGCCGACATAGTTGGTGTGGACGGAGCAAGTCCGGCGACGCAGGCTACCCCCTCTCCTGCTCCTGTGACGGCTCCGTCCGCGCCCGCCAACGACAAGGAGCGGCTGGCGGCGCAAGTTGTCGAGGCCAATACCCCTGTGAAGGAGACGAAGCCGCGCAAACCGAGGAACCCTACGACTGCCGCTGCGCCGCCCGCTACGGCTGCTGGATCGGCTGCGGATATTGCCGGTGACAGTGGCGACGATAACGGCCTCGGCGATGACTTCGGGCTTGAGACAGCGTTGACGCCTATCAGTGATGAGGAGTTGAACGCTGCCGCGCAGGCGAAATTCAAGGAACTGAAAGACGGCGCAAAAATTCGCGCGGTTGCAGTGAAGTACATCCCAGCCGGCAAGGCGCCGACGTGGGCCAATGTCCCACAAGAACATCGGGCGAAGGTTGTTGCAGAAATCGCCGCGCTGAAGTAGGCGAACGAGGTCCGTCCTGCCCGATTGCTCTGTGTACCAGCGAGGCCGAATTGCGCAAGGTGGCCAGCAATCGGGCGGGCTGCGGCGAAGGAGGGAAACATGAGCGCTATTGCACGCATGGCAGATCAACCGGAACATTCGCCCCTCGGCGCATCCGGCGCAGAGCGGTGGATGAATTGCCCCGGCAGCAATGTGCTTCTGAAGTTGCTCGCGTCACTGGGCGCATTGCCTGAGCGCGAAGACAGCGAGTTTGCAAAGGCCGGAACTGCGGCACACGAGCTTGCGGCGCATTGCCTCAAGACCGACATTGACACTTGGGAATGCGTTGGTATGCAGTTCTATGGTGTAGTTGTGGATCAGGAGATGGCCGATGCGGTGCAGACCTACCTCACTGTGATCCGCGGTCTCGTCGCCGAGCACCACGACGCTGCCGCAAAGAACGGCATGGGGCCTAGCAACGTCTCGCACTTGATCGAGGAGCACGTCAGCGACAAGACAATCCATCCCAGCTTCTTCGGCACCGCCGACGACGTGATCAACGGCGTCACAATCCTAGACGTGACCGACATCAAGTACGGGGTCGGCATCGCGGTTGACGCCATTGAGAACCCGCAGTTGAAATACTATGCAGTCGGCGTCCTGGCGAAGGTACTCGGCGCCCGCCGCGTTCGCATGAGGATCGTGCAGCCGCGTGCCTTCCACCCCGATGGGCCTGTGCGTGTGTTTGAGATGGACGCAAGCGATCTTCTAGCGTGGCGCGACAAGGTACTGAAGCCGGCAATGGAGGCGGCCGAGATCGACGCGACCCTAACGCCGGGTGAATGGTGCCGCTTCTGCCCGGCCATCGTTGCGTGCCCAATGATCCAGTCTCTCTACAAGGCCCTGAGTGAGGCGAACCCCACGATATTGGCCAACATGACGGACGAACAGCTTGGCATGAACTACGAACTTGTTGGCCCCGCCATGATGGGCAAGAAAGCGTATGAGGAGGAAGTGTTTCGCCGGCTCAACCGCGGCAACACAATCCCCGGTGCCAAGCTGGTGCCAAAGAGGTCGATCCGCGTATTGACGGCCGAGGGACAGGAGAAAGCGGTTGTCAAGTTTGGTGACGACGCGTATAATCCTAAGGAATTGAAGTCGCCGGCCGAGATCGACAAGATTGGCCCCGAAGGAAAGAAGTTCACAAAGGAATATGCATATTCGCCCGACACGGGCTACACGGTCGCTTCTGCCGGCGACAAGCGTGTTGAGGCAAAGGTGTTGCGAGCGGCCGACGCGTTCGCTCATTACCGACCGGACGCCACGTCGGATGCGTCCTAGCGATTGGAGACTACAAATGACCGAAGGAACAAAAGTTGACGGGCGTTTCTCGCCCAACAAGGAAGCGAAGATGGTGTTTCCGAACCTCAAGGAAGCGAAAGCTGTCATGAAGAACGGTAAGCCGCGGGGTGAGCCGAAGTTCGGTGCCCGCATTCTCGTTACGAACCCCGAGGATATCGCAGCGATCAAGAAGAAGGCTGTGGAAGTTGCCCGCGCCAAGTGGCCGGGTGTTAACCTGAAGACCCTGAAGTTCCCCTTCAGCGACGGCGCCAAGGAAGCGGCGAAGTCCAAGACGAACGGCAAAGATGGCTCCTTCTACGGAGACGCCAGCACGCTTGTCGTCACGGCTCGCTCGAAGTATCAACCGCGCCTGAGCATCTATCAGGGACCGAACAAGGCTCCGCAGGAACTCGATGGTCCCACGCTGGCGACAGCGTGGAACAAGTTCTACAGCGGTGCATTCGTTCTGCCGCAGTGGAATTTCGTCGCATACGATCCGGTTTCGGATGATGGAGAAGCGAAGGCTGGCGTCACGGCCTATCTCGATCAGGTGATGTGGATCAAAGACGGGCAGCGCATTGGTGCGCCGTCCGCGTCTGAAGCGTTCAAGCACTACCAAGGATCGGTCTCGACCGAAGACCCCACGGGTAGTGCGATTGACGACGAGATACTGTCCTAAGTAGTCCGGGTACGGATGAAAGTCAGACGGTAAGGGAACCGCTCGCGCACCGTCCCTGCGAGATAAACGGCCGGGCGGTTCCCACTTCTCTTAAGATTTGTTGGGCAATAAGGAGTTTCGACCATGATTATCTACCTCGCTGGCGGCATGAAAGACGGATGGCAAGACAAAGTTGTGCCATTTCTGGACGGGCACGAAATTCTTGACCCACGTTCTTGGAGCACTCCTGATCCTGTGATCTACACGGCGCGGGATTTGGAAGCCGTGCGAAAATGCGATTGTCTCTTGGTTCATATGAGTTCTTCCAATCCTAGCGGTTTCGGCCTCTCTATTGAGCTTGGATACGCATACGCCCTGGGAAAGCGCATCGTCTTTTGCGATGAAATTTTGGGCGATTGGCGGTCTGGGTATTTCGGAATGCATCGGCAGATGGCAACGGTTGTATGCCAATCTCTTGAGGCCGCTGCCCGTGCGGTATCCCAATGAACCCTTCATGCTGATCTGCCATTCCCTAAGTCGCTGCCTCCTTCCGCTCCCTGCTTGGGATCGGTGGCGAAACGGAAAGCCCGACTTACCGGGAGCTTTACGACGGAGACTGGGAATACCCCACGGCTAGCAGTCATAGGCGATAACCGGATAAGCATGTGAGCAACTATGTCGTCATGGACTTTGAGACCGCGAGCGCCTGCGACCTGAAGAAGGCCGGCGCATGGGTCTATTCGGAAGACCCAACAACGGAAATTCTCTGCTTAGACTACAGCGTTGACGGAAATTCTCCGCTTAACATCCCCGGCGAAGACGTGCTGTATCGCCCCGATCATCCGCTCACGATCCTTATCAACCAGACCACAGCGCTATTCGTCGCGCAGGCGGCCGGCTTTGAGAAAGCGATCTGGCGCAATATCATGATGAAGTCGTTTGGGTGGCCAGATATACCGAACTCACGCTGGCACTGCACGCAAGCGGTGTGCGCGATGAAGTCTTTGCCGCTCAAGCTCGACAAGGCCGCAATCGTTTTGCGCTTAAGCGAACAGAAAGATAACGTCGGTTCGAAACTGACCATATCACTCTCGAAACCAAAGAAGGGCTACCATGACCGAACCCCGGAGACTATGGCCAAGGTTTACTCCTACTGTGCCCAAGACGTTCGCACAGAAGTTGAACTGTTCCACCGCGTTGGTCCTTTTCAAATGGGTGAACGAAACGTATGGCTCTTGGACCAACGCATCAACGAACGCGGTGTTCGCATCGACCCTACATTCGTTTCAGCGTGCGAAGACATTATTGAACAGGCGATGAACCCGTTGCTCGCCGAGTTCAAGACGTTGACAGGGTTCAATGTCGGGCAGCGCGACAAGGTGCTGAAGTGGGTCCAGGGCGAAGGCGTCAACATCGGTTCATTCGATTTTGTCGAAGGCGATAAGGTATGGAAGCCGAACCTCCGTAAGGAGACGATCATTTCACTATTGGGCGCGAACCCGATCCATGATGGAGCATCCAATGAAGACGACGAAGACGATTTCTCTCTCGCCGAAGAAGGTAGTGAAGACGCATATAGCGAGAGTTCACTGTTTCAGTTGCCTAACCACGTACGACGTGCGCTCGAAATCCGTCGCATCGCAGGGTCTTCTTCAATCAAAAAGCTCAAGTCAATCCGGGCCTGTATCGGCTCTGACGGCAGAGTGCGTGGGGCTGTGCAGTATAACGCAGCAACTACTGGTCGGTGGGCCGGGCGTCTCTTTCAGCCCCACAACTTCCCGCGCCCTACACTGAAACACGAGACTTGGAATGAGAAGACGCAACAGTTCGAGCGCGTGAACGTCGAGTGGGAAGTGGTCTACGACGCCATTATGACGCGCGATGCCGGCCACATCGCCATGATGTACGGAGACCCGATTGAAGTCGTGATCAGTGGCCTCCGTCACTGCATCATCGCGAGCGAGGGCCGCGATCTGAACGTCGGCGACTTCGCCCGCATCGAGGCTTGCCTTGTGCTCGCGTTCGCCGGCCAACACGACAAGGTAAAGCTCCTAGAAGACCCGAAGTTGGACGTGTACATTGATATGGCCAAGACGATCTACAAGCAGGAGGTTGACAAGAAGAAAGACCCGGAGAAGCGCACCGTTGGGAAACAGACCGTGCTCGGCGCCGGCTTCGGCATGGGCCACAAGAAGTTCCAGAAGCAATACGCTCCGAAAGAGAGCCTGGAGTTTTGCAAGACAGTGATCGACACATACCGCAAGGAGTGGGCACCCGAGGTTCCAAAGCTGTGGAAGGGACTGGAGGAGGCGGCCTGCGATACGGTGTGGGAACGGACGCCGCACGAGGCATACGGAGTGCGCTACGCTATCGAAGACATTTGGTTGACCGCGCGTCTGCCATCCGGCCGTAAGCTGTACTATGCAAACCCGCGCGCCGAGCGCATGGCTATGCCGTGGGACAAAGACGACGTGCGTCCGGCGTGGACATTCGAGGCGCAGAAGTCGGGGCGCTGGAAGCGTGTCAACGCGTACGGCGGATTGCTGACGGAGAACTTAGCATCGGCATCGGCCCGCGATCTTCTCGTTCACGCGATGTTCAAGTGCGAGAAAGAGCAGTTGCCCGTGGTGCTGACGGTGCATGACGAGATTGTTGCGGAGCCCTTGACAGCGCACTCAAGCGCAGATAGGCTCAAGCAGATTATGAGAGATCGCCCTGCATGGGCGGTCGAGCGCAATGTCCCGGTGGATGCAGATTGTTGGTCAGGCGGGCGTTACAGGAAATGAGGGCCACCCATGATTATATTCATCATTGTACTAATTGCCATCGTTGTATTCATGGCGATTGTGACCGCAGGCGTCATGTGGTGGATAGTGCGGGAAGTGATGAATGCAATCGACAAGGTGCTGTGATGAAAGTCATCTGGTATGACATTGGCAGCACAATGGGGTGGGCGCACAATGCGAACGGCTCAATCGAGTTCGGACACTTCGACTTCACGACGGAGGCTAATAGGCCGGCGCGCTTGCTGCGTACAGACATTGTTCTTGATGCACAGTTGCGCGGACTGATGGTCGATGTTGTGGGCTTCGAGCGCCCCTTCGCCCGCGGTCAAGCCGCCACGCGTTCACTGTGGGGTCAAGCTGCGTTCGTGGAGAAGAATGCACAGCTTCACGGCTTCCCTGTTGTGGACATGGACCCACAGACCATCAAGAAGTGGGCGACCGGCAGTGGCGCCGCGAAGAAGCCTGAGATTATTGTGGCAGCGAAGCGGTTGCTTTGCGAGGCCGACCTATTGGCATTCGCCGACACGGAGCCTAATGAGCACGAGGCTGACGCGATCTGCGGTTTATTCTACACCATATCAAACGCGAGGAGTTCAAACGATGGGCGACCGGAAGACGGATGCGGAATTGGTTCACATCCTGCAAGTGCTAAGAGAGGCCGGGTCCGTAAGGAAAGCAATCCCGGCGCTGGGGATCAACCGCTCGACAATACGCGAGCACGTCGAAGCCGCAAAGCAACGCGGGCTGACGGTGAACACAAAGATCGTGGACCCACTGCAAAAGCTCCAAGTCGAAAACAAAGTGCTCGTCCGAAAGTTGAAAGACGCGGACGCCACAAGTCTCGAAGCAAGTGACATTCGCGAGGAGATTTTCGGCCTCGCCCGTGAGCCATCCGATCCGCCAAAGTGGTTGACCACGAAGGGCACCATCGACAATACGCCGGGCGTCCCGATGACGATCTGGAGCGATTGGCACTATGGCGAAATCGTAAAGAAGTCCGAGACCGATGGGCTCAACGAGTTCAACCCCGCTATTGCGGAACGCCGTATTCAGCATCTTGTGACGACCACGATCAAGCTGATCCGCAAGCAAGTAGTGAAACCGTTCGGCATTGTCGTATGCCTCGGCGGCGACATGATCACGGGCGATATCCATCCAGAGTTGGCCGACACATCGCCGATGCGGCCACTGGAGTGCATCAGCAATCTGCGCGGATTGATCATAGCGGCCCTGGTGCAGATAGCGGACGCGTTCCCTGGTGCCAGCATCTATGTGCCGTGTGTCGTAGGCAACCACGGGCGCACGACGATGAAGCCGCGCATGAAGTCGCGCGTCACCACGTCGTATGAGTGGAACCTGTATTGCCAGCTTGAACAATACTTCAAAGATATTGGAGACAACCGCTTCACGTTCACCGTGGCGACCGGAACCGACGTTCGCTTCTGCGTGCTAGGGCACTGGTACTTGCTCACGCACGGCGACAGCATGGGCGTCAAGGGCGGCGACGGACACATTGGCGCGCTTGGGCCAATCATCCGCGGGTTCATGAAGATCATCAAGTCCTATGCCAAGGTCGGGCAGAAGGTAGACACCGTGATCTGCGGACACTGGCATCAGCTTCATTGGCTCTTTTGGGGCATCGTCAATAACTGCCTCAAGGGCTACGACGAGTTCGCGAAACTCGCCCTGCGCGCCGACTACACGGCCGCGTCGCAAGCCCTGT